GAGGGAATTACTAATATAGTAGAACGTTTAAGAAAATAATGGATAATCTAGAGCAACTGAGTCAAGATATAAAAGAGATAAAGCAAGCCTTATTAGGCAGTGAATTCAATAACTTCAAAGGAATGGTGTCTCAAGTAAAAGAGATAGATGAAAGAGTTGAAGACTTGGAAACTTTCAAGAATGAAATCTCTGTATATATTAATCAGTTCAAGGTTGCATTTGTAATTCTTTTCGGAGCGTTAATTACATTGATATTTAAAGCATTTAAATGAAAGATATATCAAAATATATAACTTACTTAGAAGCTACTACAAGCCAAACAGCAACACGCAAGGGTATAGTAAATACTCCAGGTAATAAGGAGCTTGCAAATATGCAGCTCGTTGCCACGAAAGTTTTTGATGTTGTAAGAGAGCACTTTGATACTCCGTTAAGGGTGTCGAGTTTCTATAGAAGTTTACTACTTAACAACTCTGTTGGGGGTTCTAAGACTTCTCAGCATGTTAAAGGTCAGGCTATAGATATACAAGGAACAGGAAAGGTTACGAACAAAATGATTTTTGATTACATAAAAGACAACCTAGACTTTGACCAGTTAATAAACGAATACAATTATAGTTGGGTTCATGTGTCTTATGTTTCTGGAGGCAAGAATAGAAAACAAATACTGAATATAAAATGAAATATTTATTTGTACTCTTATTATTAACTTCTTGCGCTACACGTAAAGTAGCAAAAGAAGAAGTCAAGATAGACAAGGTTGAGGTTATACAAAATAACATTCAGACAAAAGAAAATATAGATATTAAAATAGTAGATAGTATTAGCGAGATATATATTGAGCCAATTGACACCGTCAAGCCGATGGTAATAGACGGTAAAACATACATAAACGCCAAAATAAGCTACAAAAAACGAAAAGTCAATACTAATATCGTTTCAAATAAAATAACGTCTGATTTAAGCACAAAAAAAGTTACCGAAAAAGTAGTTGTCGTTAAAAAAGAAACAGAACGAAAGTCTGGGTTTAATTGGTGGTGGTTATTATTGCTTTTAATTCCAGGATATATATTATATAAATTTAGATGACAAAAATAAGTACATATAGTTTAGATGAAGACGTAGTTGGTGGTGACAAATGGATTGGTTCTGATATTCAAAATCAAAACAGAACTAAAAACTTTACGCCAGACAAGTTAGCGTTATACTTCAATGATAATCAAATTGTAAATATAGGAATGCCTATACAGTACAAGTATTACACATTGGACCCGTTAGAGGTTAGACCTATTGGAACATTAACGTTTGAGACAGAGATAGGATCTTCGGTTCCGTTCTCTACAATAACAACGTTCTTGCTTAGTAAGTATACAACAAAACAGAACGATGTAAGTCAGTTCCTTGACTTCTTAAATGAATCGAAGGTATTGTTGTACAGATCAAATGATATCAATCAGTTTGGTTTTTATAAGATACTTACGCTAGAACCCTACATATTAGATCCTACATTCTTTGTACTTACCGTTGATTATATTGACGGGAACGGATCGATGCTTGAGGACAAGGATTATATGATATCTCTTGTTAGTTTAAATGAAGGTGCTGTACCAACAAAGACATCTGACCTTATAAATGATGGTCAGGATGGTATTTATCCGTTTATAACGGCTCAGGACATACCAAATGCTCTTATATTTACTTCTCCGCTTGTAGATACCGCTGGGACAATAACAATTAATCAATCAGGATTAAGTTCCGATGGTTATTTAAGTTCTACAGATTGGAATACGTTTAATGGAAAAGAGAATGTATTGACTTTTTCTTCTCCTTTAGTTAGAACTATTGACGCCATATCAATTCCAAAAGCTAGTGATGGAATAAACGGGTATTTATCTGGATCGGATTGGACAACGTTTATGAATAAGCAAAGCGCATTGCTAGGAACTGGATTTGTAAAATCAAACGCTGGAGTAATATCTTACGATACTAATACTTATTATTTAGCTAGTAATCCAGATGGGTTTATCACATCCGCATCTTTAACAGGCTATGTTCCTACAAGTAGAACATTAACAATTAATGGAACAGCGTACGACCTTACGGCAGATAGAACATGGAGTGTTGGCACTGTTACATCCGTAGATTTATCAATGCCTCCTGCATTCACTGTATCTAATAATCCAGTTACAGGGGCGGGGACAATTACTGTTAGCGGAGCGGGTACAGCTGCTCAATATATTAGAGGGGATGGTAAATTAGCAACTTTGCCAAGTGGTGGAGGGGGAGGCTCGTCTGTTAATTATTATTTAAACGGAAGTGTTAACGCATCGGTAGCAACTTATAAACAACTATCGAATACAGCTATCATTGGTGCAGGTACGGATTTTACATTAACAGGAAATGGATTAATATCTCAGTTTTTAACTGATGTTGGAAATCCAAATAGAACAGAGATACCCAGTGGAGCTTGGAATTTTGAAATGTTTTTTTCAATGTCCTCAAACGGAGGTACTCCTGCTTTTTATGTTGAATTATTAAAATATGATGGTGCAACTTTTACAACTATTGCAAACAATTCAGCAGTTCCAGAAACAATAAACGGAGGTACAAGTATTGATTTATATTTAACTTCATTAGCGGTACCTACAACGCCTTTATTGGTTACAGATAGGCTTGCTATTAGGGTTTATATCGTTAATAATTCAGGAGGCAGAACAGCAACATTACATACAGAAAATAGTCATTTATGTGAAATTATAACTACATTTTCAGGTGGTGTAACTTCATTAAATGGATTGACTGCAAATACACAATATTTAGCAGTGGGAACAAGCGGAACAGACTTTAATATTAATAGTTTAGTTGATACACATACATTTAATTTACCAACAGCATCGTCAGTAAATAGAGGAGCGTTAAGTTCAACTGATTGGACTACTTTTAATAGTAAATTTGATTTACCATCATTAACTGCTGGTTCCGTCTTATTTTCAAATGGTACAACAATAGCCCAAGATAATGCTAATTTCTTTTGGGATGACAGTAATAAAAGATTGGGTATTGGAACAACAAGTCCGAGTGAAATATTACAAGTTGGTGGTTTAAGTGGAGCTGCTGCAACACCAACAGCTATAAGATTAGATGATACGTACAGAACAGGTGGAGATGCTTTTAACAAACTTAAATTCTATCTTTATAAATCTTCAACGGAAACTTATGGTTTAGGCTTAGGAGACCTAGCAGATATACAGTATTGGGCAGGAACTATTTCTACAGGTACACACAGATTTTTTACAAGCCAAACCGAACGTATGCGTATTACCTCAGGAGGAAACGTAGGTATAGGAACAACAAATCCATCTTATAAACTTGATATTGTAGGCGGAGATGCTTTAATTAATTCAGTAAAAATAGGATTAGGAGGAGGAAATATTGCATCAAATATAATGATTGGAAATTCCAATACTATTAACACAGGAGTTAGAAACTTATTTATTGGTAACGGTGCTGGTCAATCTAATACTACCGCACCTAATAATTCATTTGCAGGATATAATTCAGGTCTTATTTCAACAATAGGTTTAAATAATTCATTTTTTGGAGCATATACAGGATATGTAAACACATTAGGAAATGAAAACGCATTTTTTGGATATAGAAGCGGATATAGTAATATTTCTGCATCTGGTAATAGTTTCTTTGGAAATTTATCAGGCTACAATATTAATGGCTCTTTTAATACAGCAATAGGAAATGCAGCTGGAAGATTTATTTCTGGTGGTTCTGTTTCCAATATTAATTCAACTAACTCAATATATTTAGGGGCAGAAACAAAAGCATTAGCAGATAGTCAAACAAACCAAATTGTTATTGGATATAATGCAATAGGTTTAGGTTCAAATTCCGTAGTATTAGGTAATGATTCAATAGTTAAAACTGCTTTAAAAGGAGACGTAGGTATTGGAACTACAAGTCCATCTACTAAATTAGACGTTAACGGAGTTATAACAGCAACTGGAGGAAACTCAACTTCTTGGAATGCAAAACAAGACGCTATAACATTAACCACAACAGGCACAAGTGGAGCTGCTACCTTAGTAGGTAGCACATTGAATATACCTCAATATAATGGCGGAGGTGGTTTGTCTGGAGTTCATAGTATTTTACCTATAATAAGCAACGAGGTTACTTCTTTTACAGTAAACGCAGTATCATTAACATCTGTTGTAAACACGATAGATAGAATGACAGCAACACTTTATTATCCAGCTCAAAACATTACAACATTAAATTTATTTATTAATGTAACTACTTTAGCTGCTGGCGCGTTAGCTAAAATATCAATTTATAGTGATAATAACGGAGTTCCCCAAAATTTACTTTATACAAGTACGGATTTAAACTTATCTACAATAGGCAAAAAAACAGCAACTGTAACATTTAATTTTATTAGCGGTACAAAATATTGGATGGTGGTTCATACTAATTCTGGAGTGGCTGCATTTTCAAATGTACAAGTATCAGCGTTATTACCTCTTAAAAATTTAGCTTCAAATGGTCAAACGGTTGGCACGTATATAGCAATTTCTACTTTTGCAAGTGGAACACCATCAGTATTTCCATCGGGGGTTTGGAGTACAGTAACAATGCCTTTTATAGGAATAACAAAAGCATAATATTATGGCACAAATTAGAAATGAAATTTATGATGATAATGGACTTATTGAAGTTCAATTTATAGAAGTTGAGGATAAGAAAACCTCAGAAGAACTACTCGCTGAAAAAGAAGCTGAATTATTAAAAATTTACAACGAGATACAACAAATAAAAAATAACTAAATATGATTACTTACAAATGGATTTTTTCTGCATTTGATTGCAGAGTAGATGAAGATGGAATGCAAGATGTTGTAACAACTGTACATTGGAGATACAATGGTACAAACGAGGATGGAATATCTGCTGAGATTTATGGAGCACAAGCTGTAGGAACGCCTACTCCTGATGCGTTTACACCATATCCAGAACTTAGCGAAAACCAAGTTGTAGCTTGGATGGAAGAAACGATGGATGTACCTACTATGCAATTAAACCTTACTGCACAGATTGAATTAATAATTCATCCAGTTTATGTAACATTACCTCCTCCTTTTAGTAATAATTAATTTTTTGTATATTTGTAAAAAAATTTAATCAAATGAAAAAAGTAGAACAAGAAGAATTAGAAAACTTAAGAACTTTACATCAAAAGTTTAACGAAACAAAAATTGCTATTGCTGATGCTGAGTTGTCTAAAAATAAATTTTTTAGAGACCTAGAGTCTTTATCAAAAGAGTTTATGGATGCAGAGACTTCATTAGTTGAAAAGTATGGAAATGTAAGTATTAATCTAACTACAGGAGAAATCACAGATGACAAAAATTAGTCAATACCCAAACATATCAGTACCAACAACAGACGACCTATTAATAGGTACAGATGTAGAAACTTCTAATGAGACTAAAAACTTCACTATAGAAAGTCTTATTGAGTTAACTCTTGAAACTGGAGTATCTGGTACATTCATATCTCAAGATGACAAGACAATTACCGTTACTAACGGCTTAATCACATCAATTGTTTGATATTAGAAAAATATCTATAGGGGCTAACTACAAGAGCGACGCTATGCATTTTCTTGTAGGACAGCCTGTATTGGATAAAACATATTTTATTCATCATATCAATTACAATGATGACATGGTTAATATATATATTGAAAAGGATAATGAAATATTCTTATGGAAGAGTTTTAACTATAACATGCCTGTTTCTATAGAATACAATATAAACTTCTAATGAAATCACCTTATGATTTTATTGTTCGACCATTAGATGGTAGACGATACGATAATATTAAAAAAATAGGAGATATTGACTTCATAACAAGTACGTCACAGGAGGACCATATGGCTTCTAATAGGTTTGCTGAGGTCGTACAAACTCCTATAGGATATGTTGGACCTATATCAATAGGCTACATACTACTTGTTCATCATAATGTATTCAAGATATACTATGATATGAGAGGAAGAGATAAGAGTAGCGGTAACTTTTTTAAGGACGACCTATTCTTTGTTGGAGACGATCAATACTTTCTTTATAAACATGGCGGACAATGGTTTACTCATTCTAAGTACTGTTTCATTAAGCCGATGGATAGTAAAGATTCTATCATAAAAAAGCCTGGTACAGAAGAGCCTTTGATGGGTACTATTAGCTATATAAATCAAGAGCTATTAAGTCTTGGTTTAAATGTAGGAGATCAAGTGTCGTTTGAGCCCGATAGTGAGTATCCATTTAATATTGATGGAGAAAAGCTGTATAGAATGTTTACAAATAACATCACAATCAAATGGAATTAAAAGAAATTAAATTACAGATTATAGAGGCTGGGGAAAAGGCCGTAATGGAACTTATTAAGGTTGCATCTGATCAAATCTTAAAGCCAATAGATGATGGATCTGATCTTGCTGCTGATAAATTAAAGAACGCGGCTAGTGCTAAAAAATTAGCAATCTTTGACGCTTTTGAAATACTTAATCGTATAGAATTAGAAAGAGAAAAACTAGAAGAGGAATCTGAAGGCCCTACTAAATCTGAACCTAAAATACAAGGCTTTGCAGAAAAAAGATCAAAATAGTTTATACATACTTAGAAAAGATTATGTTCAAAAAAATGTAGTTACGTCAAAAAACAGAGCTAAGTCTTGGGAGTATGGTTATAACGACAAGTACGATATGGTTATTATTTCTAAAGACGGTACTATTGGCGAGTTCTATGAAATAAATGGACTTGTTATTGCGCTTCCTTCTGTACCAGACATAGTGTATAAACGCGAGAATAAAAAAGAACTTCAGTACTGGGAACCAGCTGAATATCCTAAAGAACTTTCTAAAGTAAAATCAATATTTCAATGGAGCACAATGCCTAAAGACTTTAAGTCTAAGTGGGTTGATTATATTGAAGGAGAGTTTGATAGAAGAGAGAACGGATTCTTCTTTATGAATAATGGAGTTGAGACATATATCACTGGATCTCATTACATGTACCTTCAGTGGACAAAGATTGATGTTGGACTTCCTGACTATAGAGAGGCTAACCGTATATTTTATATTTACTGGGAGGCATGCAAGGCTGATGATAGATGTTTTGGAATGGTTTACCTAAAGATTAGACGTTCTGGATTTTCATTCATGGGATCTGAAGAACTTTCTAATATAGGAACTCTTGCAAAAGATGCAAGACTTGGTATACTATCAAAGACTGGTAATGATGCCAAGAAAATGTTTACAGACAAAGTAGTTCCTATTATTAGCAACTATCCTTTCTTTTTTAAACCAATACAGGATGGTATGGACAAGCCTAAGACAGAGCTTGCGTTTCGTGTTCCATCGTCAAAGATTACTAAGAAGAACATGTATGATGATGCTGAGTCTGAAATAGAAGGACTTGATACCACAATTGACTGGAAGAATACAGGAGACAACTCCTATGATGGTGAAAAATTAAAATTACTTATTCATGACGAAAGTGGTAAATGGGAGAAGCCAGATAATATATTAAATAACTGGCGTGTAACTAAAACATGTTTGCGTTTAGGTAGCAAGATTGTTGGTAAATGCTTAATGGGATCTACTCCAAATGCACTAGCAAAAGGAGGAGGAAACTTTAAGAAACTATACGAAGAATCAAATGTAAAAACCCGTAACGAAAATGGTCAGACAAAGTCAGGCATGTACTCGTTATATATACCAATGGAGTGGAACTTTGAGGGATATATTGACAGATACGGAATGCCAGTTTTTAGAAAGCCTGAGAAGCCAGTAATTGGAATTGATGGAAGAGAGATTAAAAATGGAGCTATTGACTATTGGGAGAATGAGGTTGCGTCTTTAAAAAACGATGCAGATGCCTTAAACGAATTTTATAGGCAGTTCTCCAGAACAGAGTCTCACGCGTTTAGAGATGAGAGTAAGTCGTCAATATTCAACTTGACAAAGATCTATCAACAGATAGACTATAATGACTCTTTAATTAGAGATAGGGTATTAACCAGAGGATCGTTTAGTTGGTTTAACGGAGAAAAGGATACTAGAGTTATTTGGACCCCTGATCCTAGAGGAAGATTCCTGCTTTCATGGATACCTAATAATTCATTACAAAACAATGTAATTTACAAAAACGGGATGAAATATCCTGGAAATGATCACATAGGAGCGTTTGGGTGTGATCCATATGATATATCTGGAACAGTGGGAGGAGGTGGCTCTAATGGATCTTTACATGGACTAACAAAGTTCAACATGGATGACGCTCCTAGTAATCATTTTTTCTTAGAATATATAGCACGTCCACAAACTGCTGAGATATTCTTTGAGGAAGTATTGATGGCGTGTATTTTTTACGGAATGCCTATTTTGGTTGAAAATAATAAACCAAGACTATTGTATCATTTTAAGAATAGAGGGTATAGAGGTTTTTCTATGAACAGGCCAGATAAGCACATTACTAAGCTTTCTAAGACAGAAAAAGAACTTGGAGGTATTCCTAACTCTTCTGAAGATGTTAAGCAGTCTCACGCTTCTGCAATAGAGTCTTATATTGAAAAATATGTAGGTTTAGATCTTGAAGGAACATATCGTGATACCGATGAGATGGGCGATATGTATTTTACAAGAACAATAGAAGAGTGGGCAAAGTTCGATATAAATAATAGAACCAAGTTTGATGCCGCAATTAGCAGTGGATTAGCGATAATGGCTAATCAAAAAAACGTATACCTAGCACCAAAAAAAGAATCGAAAATTAGCTTTACCTTTGCAAAGTATAATAATACTGGAAGATATAGTGAAATATTAAAATAAATGAAGGACGTAACTATTAATATAAATCCAACTGGATTTCCTGATCAATTTGCACCAGATAGTGTTAAAGAATCTTTTGAATATGGATTACAGATTTCTCAGGCTGTGCAATATGAGTGGTTCCGAAAGGATGGACAAAACTGTAGATTTTATAATCAATGGGGAGATTTTCATAGATTAAGACTATATGCTAGAGGAGAACAATCAGTAGCCAAGTATAAAAATGAAATGGCTGTTGATGGAGATCTAAGTCATCTTAATTTAGACTGGACTCCAGTTCCTATTATACCTAAGTTTGTAGATATTGTAGTTAACGGAATGAATGATAGATTATTTAAGGTTAAAGCATACTCGCAAGACGCTATGTCAACTGATAAAAGATCTAAGTTCCAAGAAATGCTTCAAACAGACATGGTCTCTAAAGACATTCTTCTTCAAGTAAAAGAACAGTTTGGAGTTGATGCTTTTGATACTAACCCAGATGAACTTCCAGAAACTCAAGACGAACTGTCATTATACATGCAGTTGAATTACAAGCCAGCTATAGAAATAGCTGAAGAAGAAGCTATAAACACAGTATTTGAGACTAATAAATATGAAGAAATAAAGACAAGGATAAACAATGATATTGTTACACTTGGAATTGGAATGGCAAAGCATATGTTCTTACCTGGAGATGGAGTAAGATTAGAGTATGTTGATCCAGCTAACGTAGTTTATAGTTATACTGAAGATCCTTACTTTAAGGATTGTTTCTATTGGGGAGAAATAAAAACTGTTCCAATAACAGAACTTGTTAAAATAGATACTACTCTAACAAATGAACAACTTCAAGAAATTTCTAAGTATAGCCAATCGTGGTATAATTACTATAATGGATCCCAATTTTATAACAATAGTTTATTCAATAAAGATTCAGCTACTTTACTTTACGTTAATTATAAAACAACTAAAAAAATAGTCTATAAAAAGAAGCACCTAGATAATGGTGGATTTAAAATTATAGAAAAAGATGATACGTTCAATCCTCCTCAAGAGATGATGGAAGAGGGTAGATTCGAAAAAATAGAAAAAACCATCGATGTTTGGTATGATGGAGTAATGGTTATGGGCACAAACATAATGTTGAAATGGGAACTTTCTAGAAATATGGTTCGTCCTAAGTCAGCTACTCAACATGCAATACCTAACTATATAGCATCTGCCCCTAAACTTTACAAAGGAACAATAGAGTCTATAGTAAAAAGAATGATTCCTTTTGCTGATTTAATTCAAATGACTCACTTAAAACTACAACAAGTTATTGCTAAGGTAGTTCCTGACGGCGTATTCATTGATGCTGACGGTATTAACGAGGTTGATCTTGGAACAGGTAATGCATATACTCCAGAAGACGCTTTAAGATTATATTTCCAAACAGGTAGTGTGATTGGTAGAAGTTATACTGGTGACGGTGAGTTCAACAATGCAAGAATTCCAATTCAAGAACTTAACTCAAATAGTGGTCAGGCTAAGATAGCTAGTTTAATAGGTAGTTATAACCACTATTTAGGAATGATAAGAAGTGTTACTGGTCTTAATGAGGCAAGAGACGGTTCTATGCCAGATCCTAATTCATTAGTTGGTGTACAAAAACTAGCAGCACTTAATTCAAATACAGCTACTAGACATATATTAGAATCTAGTTTATTCATAACCAGATCTATGGCTGAGGCTATATCTTATAGAATTGCAGATATATTAGAATACTCTGATTTTAAAGAGGAATTTATAATGCAGATTGGTAAGTATAATGTGGGAATACTAGAAGATATTAAAGATCTTTATATATACGACTTTGGTATATTTATCGAAGTGGCTCCAGACGCAGAAGAAAAAGCTCAGTTAGAACAAAACATTCAAATGGCATTATCAAGAGACTCTATCTATTTAGAAGACGCTATTGATATTAGAGAGATGAAGAATCTTAAGTTAGCTAATCAACTTCTTAAACTTAAGAGAAAGAAGAAAGAGGATAAGGCTCAGAAGAATGAAAAGGCTAAACAAGAAATGCAGGGTCAGATACAAATGCAGTCACAACAAATGTCGGCTGATATGGCATTGCAGAATATACAAGCAGAAACTCAATCTAAGATGCAGGTTAAACAAGCTGAGTCCGCTTATGAAATTGAAAAAATGAAGAGTGAGGCTAATCTTAAAATGCAGTTAATGCAAATGGAGTTTAATCTACAAATGCAATTAAAAGGGATTGAAGTAGAGGCTATTAAAGGCAAGGAAACAATGAAAGAGGAGGCTAAAGATAAACGTATTAGTTTACAGAATACACAGCAATCAAAACTTATAGAGCAGCGTAAAAACAATCTTCCTCCTGTTAACTTCGAATCAAATGAAGATTCGTTGGACGGATTTGACATGGCTGAGTTTGAGCCAAGATAAATAAATAATTAATAATTAACTTTGCAAAAAAAATAAAATGAGTACAGTACCATCAGGAACTAGGTTTATAGGAATAGCATCTAATGTTAATTTAGTAGAAAAGAAATCAGCGTTAATAAACTCTGAAACCCAACCATTTACTATTGAGGATATAATTGATTCTGTTCCTTCTGGATCATCTGGATTTAATATGCCTATTAATCAAGTATTATCTCCAGGATTAAAATATTCAGTTGCTTTAACTGGAACTAATCCATCTAATACTGGGCAATCACCAAACCTAATGGCATTATCACCTTTTATACCAGCTAAGAATTTAACAATATCAAATCTTTCAATTCAAGTAGCCACTGGTGTAGCTTCAGCTTTATCAAAGATATTAATTTACGCCAATGTAAATGGCAGACCAGATGGATTATTAATTGAATCTGTAGATCTTGATTGTTCTACACTTGGTACAAAAACATATAATACAGTATATACATTTGAGGCTGGTACAACCTATTGGATTGGTATAATTTCAAATTCAACACAATCTATAAGAAGTGCGGTATCTTCAGATCTAATGTCAATTGGTATTGCTGCGAATGCTAATAATACATATACTGTTCTTGTTACAACTGGTTATTTATATACTGATCCAATTCCTACAGATCCTACATCTTTGTTTTTAAGTAATGGGAGTGTTCCAATGGTAATGTTACAATAATAATAATAATAATAATAATATGAAAATACAAGTAAGACACGAAATATACGATGATTCTGGTTTAATTGAAACTCTCTTTGTAGAAGAGGATATTAAAACAGATGAAGAATTAATATCCGAAAAAGAAGCTGAACTTTTAAAAGTATACGAAGAAATACAGCAATTGAAAAACTTGAATTAAACAAGTGGAATTGTTAAAAATTAAATAAATCAAATCAAATGGAAAATTTTACAGCTGTCAGAGACCTAGGTGTCGCTGAACAAAAATCAGTTCAAGAAATCGAACAAGCGTTACTAGAAAAACACGAAGAAACTCAACAACAAGTATTAATCCCTGAGCCAGAAGTAGTAGTTCAAGAACCTACTAAAGAATTACAGGATGACGATGTTATTTCTTATATTAAAAGTAGATATAATAAAGAAGTAAATTCTATAGATGAATTGTTTCAGAAAAGAGAAGAAGTAGAGGAATTACCTGGTGATGTATCTGCTTATTTTAAATATAAAAAAGAAACTGGAAGAGGAATAGAAGACTTTGTTAAATTAAACAGAGATTTCGAATCAATGAGTCCAGAAAAATTATTAGCTGAGTACTATTCTCAAACAGAAGAAGATCTAGACCAAGATGATATCTCGTATATGATCGAAGAAAAGTTTGCTTATGATGAGGATCTTGATGAACCAAAAGACATCAAGAGAAAGGAATTAGCTAAGAAGAAAGAGCTTGCTAAAGCTAGAAAGTATTTTGAAGATGCTAAGGAAACTTATAAGATCCCTATTGAGTCAAAAGGGAATCCTGTTTCTAATGTAAATGATGAAGACTATAATGCTTACAAGACATATGTTCAAGAGTCACAGAATCAACAACAAGAAAATTCTAGACGCTCTGAGTATTTTCAAAAAAAGACAGAAGAACTATTCTCTGATGATTTCAAAGGTTTTGATTTCAATATAGGAGATAAGTCTATTAAGTTTTTACCTGGAGATGTAAAAGAGACTAAGGTTTCTCAGTCAGATGTAACTAATTTCATATCTAAGTATTTAGATGAGAATGGAATGATATCTGATCATGTTGGTTATCACAAATCATTAGCGGCTGCTATGAACCCTGACAAACTTGCAAAGTTTTATTACGAGCAAGGCAAGGCTGATGCGTTACTAGGTAATGTACAAAAAATGAAAAACATTGATATGGAGGTAAGATCATCTCCTCAATCAATTAGCCAATCAGGTTTTAAAGTAACAGCAAGTGATAGCGATAGTGGACGTGGACTAAAAATTAGAAGTAATAGAAAATAACAATTTTTAAAAACCAACAAAAATGGCAAGTCAATTAAACCCAACGCCTACTTACGCGTTACAACCAAGTGCTCAAAAACAAACGTTAAGCACTAACTACATTACTAACTTTGATTTCTTGAATCAGTATCTTCCTGATACTTATGAAAAAGAATTTGAACGTTACGGAAATCGCTCAGTTGCATCTTTCTTAAGAGCAGTTGGAGCTGAGATGCCGTCTAACTCTGACCTTATTAAATGGGCTGAACAAGGACGTTTGCATACAAAATACACTAACTGTACTACAACAGCTGCTTTAGCTGCTGATACAGCTACATTCTCTGTTGGAGATGTATTGAATCCTACATTAACATCTTCTACTGGTATTGCATTTAGAGAAGGACAAACTGTATTTATCTCTGATAATACTGCTGGTTCTAATATCTCTAACAAAGCAATCATCACAGATGTTGATTATGCTAACAGTGATTTCACAGTTGCTTTCTACGAAGGTGCTGGTATTGGAGTAGCTGGAGCTGGAAAAACATTTACTTGTTTCGTATATGGTTCTGAGTTCAAAAAAGGAACTAACGGAATGGTTGAATCTTTAGAAGCTGATGACGATATCTTCGAAAATAGCCCAATTATCATTAAAGATAAATATGCTGTTTCTGGTTCTGATATGGCTCAAATCGGATGGGTTGAAGTAACTACTGAAAACGGAGCTACTGGATACTTATGGTACATTAAGTCTGAGCACGAAACTCGTTTGAGATTCGAAGATTACTTAGAGATGGCTATGATTGAAGCTGTACCTGCTGAAGCTGGTTCTGGAGCTGCTGCAAATGCTGTTTACGGAAACAAAGGTTCTGAAGGTTTATTCTATACTGTATCTCAAAGAGGTAATGTATGGGGTGGTGGTAACCCAACTTCATTGACTGACTTTGATGCTATCATTCAAAGACTTGACAAACAAGGAGCTATTCAAGAAAACGTATTGTTCGTTAACCGTCAGTTCTCTTTTGATATTGATGATATGTTAGCTGCTCAAAACTCTTACGGTACAGGTGGAACTTCTTACGGATTGTTCGACAATGACAAAGAGATGGCATTGAACTTAGGTTTCTCTGGATTTACAAGAGGTTACGACTTCTACAAAACAGATTGGAAATACTTAAATGACGCTGCTTTAAGAGGTGGAATCGTTGGTGGAACTGTAAATGGAGTTTTAGTACCTGCTGGTTCTACTTCAGTTTATGACCAAGTTCTTGGTAAAAACGCTAAACGTCCATTCTTACACGTACGTTATAGAGCTTCTGAAACAGAAGATAGACGTTACAAAACTTGGATTACAGGTTCTGCTGGTGGTGCTCAAACATCTGATTTAGATGCTATGGAAGTACATTTCTTATCAGAAAGAGCTTTATGTACTTTAGGTGCTAACAACTTCGTATTGTTCGAAGGAAACACTATCTAGATTATTAAAAACAGGGGGGATAACCTCTCCCCTGTTATTTTTTTTAAATTTTAAATTATATCAAATGAAAAATGAAACCGTCTTAACAGACAAAATTTACGTGTTAAAAAAGAAAAGCAAACCATTAACTTACATGCTTTCTTCTAGAAATACCCACAGATCATCATTATTATATTTTGATGGCAAATCAAACAGAGCATTAAGATATGCTGTGAATCAAAAAAGTCCATTTGAAGACGAACAAGACGGTCACTCTGTATTAGAGCCTATCGTATTCGTAGATGGTGCATTAAAGGTTCCAAAAACAAATCCTGTTCTACAAAAGTTCTTAGAATTACATCCTGGTAATGGAATGGTATTCGAAGAAATTAATACTGAAAAAGATGCAACTTCTGATATCGATAGATTAAATTATGAACTAGATGCTCAAATAGCAGCTAGAGATTTAAGTATTGAAATGTTAGAATCTGTATCTAGAGTTTTATTAGGTTCAAGAATAGATAAGATGTCTACAGCTGAATTAAAGAGAGATGTTTTAGTTTACTCTAAAAACTATCCTATTCAGTTCCTTGAAATGTTAAATGATCCAATGTTGCAATTGCAAAATACTTGTGCTAAATTCTTTGATTTTGAATTATTAGTAGTTAAAAATAAGGGACGCGACATTTACTTTAACTTACCTCAAAACAAGAAGAAACTTCTTACCGTTCCTTATGGAGAGGATAAGATTTACATATTGGCATCATACCTTCAAACTGATGAAGGGATTGAGGTTCTCAGATTATTAGAAAATAAGTTATAGTAACAATAAGCACTTCTGAACGGAGTGCTTTTTTTTTATTACCTTTGTAAAAAGTTTTAAGAATGATAAACTCGGTAAGAAGTACTGTAATGTCAGTAGCTAATAAGAATAACTTTGGGTATATTACACCTGAAGATTTTAACTTATATGCAAAACAAGCTCAGTTAGATATATTTGAAGATTACTTCTATCAATATAATACTTGGATAGCAAAACAAAACGCTAGAATATCTGGTAGTGGATATGCTGATATTGTTAAGAATGTAGAAGAAGTTATAGATAGTCTATCAACCACAGCTTCATTAGCATACAGTGTTGACTCGTTTGTGCTTCCAGTAGATTATTACTATCTAAATACTATAAGATATAATTCATCAAAAGAGGTTGATAGAGTTTCGCAAGATAAAGTTTTAAACCTACTTTCTTCAAACCTAACTGCTCCTTCTACTTTATATCCTTGTTATGTGCTTGAAGAAAATAAAATTACTGTATATCCATTAAGTATAATTACAAATATTAGCACTCAGTATGTTAGATCACCAAGAGATCCTAAGTGGACCTATACTTTGATCGTAGGCGGGGAGCCATTATTTGATCAATCTGCACTAGACTATCAGGATTTTGAACTTCCAATTACAGATGAACCTGCTTTAGTTGCCAAGATACTGCAATACGCAGGAATATCAATAAGAGAAACAGATTTATACACATTCGCGAACGGAGAAGAGGCAAAAGATAAACAAATACAAGGATAATAAATGGCTTACTTAACTGGTTATCAATACTATGAAAACTCTGGAAATAATCCAGAAAATGAAAACTGGGGTTCATATCAGTATGTTTCCCTTGGTGATATAGTAAATAATTTTATGCTAATGTATGTTGGTAACGATAAGTTAATCAACAATGTTAGTAGATATAATGTATTATTCCATGCAAAGAGAGGTATTCAAGAATTAAATTATGATGCGTTAAAGGAAATTAAAGTACTAGAAATTAGTATCTGTGACGATCTTAAATTTATACTACCGAACAACTATGTAAACTATGTTAGGATATCATTATATAAAAATGGAGTTTTACGACCGCTTACTGAAAACATTCAAACAAATTATAGTAATAGCTATTTACAGGATAATAACTGTAGAGTATTATTTGATCAAGATGGCAATGTTCTTGAAGGGACATCTATATTAGACTATGACAGAATTACTAATCAACAAAGAACAATGTACATTGGAGACGGTAGTTTTAATGGCAAAGAAGGATATGTTGCTGATGGTAATTGGTATTTTGATTATCCTATAGGAGCTATGTATGGTTTAAACACAGAAACTGCTAATATAAATCCAACATATAGAATAGACAAGAAATCAGGAGTTATCAATTTTGGTTCTGGAATGGCTGGAGAATTATGTATTCTTGAGTATATTTCTGACGGAATGGAAGATGGTGACGATTCAAAAGTTAGTCTTAATAAACTAGCTGAAGACTATATCTACTCTTATATCAAATATGCTATACTTAACTCTAAGACAGGAGTACAAGAGTACATTGTAAATAGAGCTAAAAAAGACAAATCAGCCCTTCTAAGAAACGCAAAAATTAGATTGAGTAATATGCATCCTGGAAGATTATTGATGAATATGAGGGGTAAGGATAAATGGATTAAATAATTATGGCAAACTTAGAGGTTAACTTTATTGCTGGTAAAATGAATAAAGACTTTGATGAGCGAGTGATTCCTCAAGGTCAGTATATCGATGCATTAAATATTAGAAACGGTTCTACAGAAAATAATAGTATAGGTGCAATAGAAAATGCAAAGGGTAATTTAAGACTTACTGAATTAAAATACAACGGAGTAGAACTTACTGGTGCAAAATGTATAGGAGCTTTTGAGGATGGATCCAAAGAAACCATTTATTGGTTTGTAACACATCCAACCGTTGATATGATTGTTTCTTATTGTACTAATACTAATGGTTTACAATATCATGTAATTTCTACATCTGTATTAAACTTCGATGAAAAGTATTTAATAAACGGAATAAACCTAATTGATAATCTTTTATTTTGGACGGACAACTTGAATCCTCCACGAAAAATAAATATAGATAGATCCTATCCGTATCCAGTAATGGATGTAGATATTATAACTGCAGAGGATTTAAACGTAATAGTGGCTCCTCCATTATCATCTCCAGAGATAACGTTAATAAACGTGTCTGGAGAGGAGAATTATATCATAGAGAAGTTCATATCATTTGCTTATAGATATAAATATAAGGACGGAGAATATAGTGCATTGTCTCAGTTTAGCGACATAGCATTTGAGCCTGGAAATTTTGATATTGATTATTCTACCTATGGGAATAAAGGAATGCAGAATATTTTTAATTCTGTTGAGGTTAAATTTAATACTGGAGGAAAAAATGTAGTAGGAATTGACATATGTTTTAAAGAGTCAGATTCAAATATAATCAATGTAATTGAAAAATATGATAAATCTGAAGAGCAGTGGTATAATAATTTCGATCAAACTATTGTTTTTAATAATAAAAAAATATATACCACACTTACTGAAAGCGAATTATTAAGACTTTATGACAATGTGCCACATATTGCTAAGTCACAAACAGTAATGGGCAATAGATTAATGTATGGAAACTATGTAGATGGATACGATATTGTAGATGATAATGGAGTTGGTATAGATTTAAACTATTCTTTAGAGGTAATAAGCGAAGACATAAGCTATTCTGTTTTACCAGTAGAATTAAATGACGGTGTTCCATATACTATAGATACATCTACAACTATACCAGAATCAACAATATCTATAGATTTAACTGGAGTTTCGTTAACTCAAGGATCAATACTTACTATATCTTTTAATTTAGTTCACGACTCTTTCGGAGGAAGTCCTACTTATGGCACAACAGTATTAAACAACTTCATTAATGGCTTTATATTTAACATACAAAATACATACGATACTGTTTATGATTTAGCTACAAGTAGTGAGTTTATAAACGCTATATCGACACACCTTTCTTTAGCTACTTCTTGTACTGGAAATTCAATAACTGATTTATTTAATTGTGAAATAAACGCACAGTCTGGATGGACCAAAGTGTTAACTGGTATAAGCAATACTATTCAACAATTTGAAATAACATCAAGTCCTTATAACAGTATATTAAACATACAAATACCAGCTATAAAATTTGAAGACGATGCTAATCCAGGAGTATTTGCTTATGAATACTTAAAAAATTCAATCACTACTGCTACTATATCTCTACTTGGATCTAAAAAAAGTTTACATAGTAATAGAGATTACGAGGTTGCTATTGTTTATATGGATGAGTATGGAAGAAGTTCTACTGCTTTAGTAGATACTGAAAATACTGTATTTATTCCAGCTTCAGCTTCAGATACTAAAAACTATATTAGAGCTACTATAAACAATATTGCTCCATACTGGGCTACTAAATATAAGTTTGTAGTTAAGCCTTCTAAATCAAAATATGAAACTATTTATACAAATCAATATTTTATAGAAGATACTGGTTTTACGTGGTTTAAATTAGAAGGAGATAATAGAAACAAGGTAAGAGACAATGAAACGTTAATTGTAAAATCGGATTCTGGAGGAGTTTTAGAACAGTTGATTAAAGCTAAAGTATTGGCTTTAGAATCTAAATCAGATGATTTTATAATCGACAATACTGATGAAAATGAAAATCCTATATTAGAACCAGCAGGATTATATATGAAATTAAAACCTTCTAATTTTTCTGCCGAATACACTAAAGATTCATTTATAAGTGAAGGAGTTAAATCTGCGGCAGCAAATTATTGTCAAATAGCATACCATTGTTTTATACCTAATGAATTATATCCAGGAACTCCAGGTGCTTTACCATATAAAATATATGATATTCCAGCTGGTAGTTTGATTAAAATTAATATACACGTATTTAGATATGATGGATTAGGATGTGGTTCTAGGGATTATTTATTAGAAAAACAATATGTTGCGTCTCAAGATTATAGCAACATGTATTCTTTTATAACGGAACAAGGTATAGATCTTACCGCTGGAATTACTAGTGGTGGTGACGACACTGTAAATACTAATAATTTCATAACTACATTAGGCACATATACTGGAGTATATCCAGAAATACCTATAATTCCAAATGAAAATCAATATCAGTTTTTTATAGATGTAGCAACTGATAGATTATTTTTAGTTTGCGCTAGCGGAACTCCAAATTGTGATGGTGTAACATTCTTAGGGTCTGGACCTCCTAAATCAAGAATATCTTGCGATATAACCGTACAAAGAGCTGAATCATTAATAATATTTGAAACAGAAGCTGAACAGGCTGACGGAGAAATATACTTTGAAGGTAGTGATAGCTTTGATATTATAAATGGAAATCATCAAGGAAACGTAACTAATCAATTAGGAGTAGTTCCTGCTGTCATAGATTTAAACTTTTTCAACTGTTTTACTTTTGGAAATGGAGTTGAGAGCTATAAGATAAACGACTCTTTAGTTGGAGATCCATTTTATTTAGGAAGCAGAGTAACGGCTGTGTCTCAAGAAGATTATAAGGAAGCTCATAGATATGCTGGAATTACTTATAGTGGTGTATACAATGAGGAAACTAATATAAATAAAACTAACGAGTTTAATCTTGCATTAGCTAACTGGAAAGATTGTGAAAAATCATTCGGACCAATAAATAAACTTTACGGTAGAAGAACGGACATGCTGGTTCTTCAAGAAGATAAGATATCTTATGTATTAGTTGGTAAGAACTTGCTGTCTGATTCTGCTGGCGGTGGAGCTATTACTTCTATCCCAGAGGTTTTAGGTAAGCAAATTGCTAGAATAGAAGAATACGGAATAAGTAATAACCCTGAAAGTTTTGCGGTTTATGGAAGTGATATTTATTTCACAGACACTAAGAGAACTGCTGTAATAAACTTAAAAGGTGGAGATGCTCAATCAGATAGTTTGACAGCTATATCTGAATTAGGTATGAATGGATGGTTTAGAGATAACTTTAAGGAATCAATTAACTTGCAAAAGCTAGGTGGTTACGATCCTTATTTAAAGGAGTATGTACTAACGTTAAAAGATACTGAACTTCCTAGAGAGCTAGATAGCTACGGATGTGGAACTACTATTTATTTCGATGATGTTGTAGGTAGTTATACATTTACTCTTGAACTAGAACCAATAATAGGAACTGTATCGCTAGATTACGAAGCTATTGGTGACGACATAACAATAGAAGTGTCTTATGCAGATGTTATTGTAGTTGATCAAGCTATAACTGGTACAGGTACATTATCGTTCCTTAAAACGTCTAATTACCCTACATACGCAACTGTTACGCTTACATATACTCCTGCGTCTTACGGTCTTACATTTTCTTGTCCAGTAACTGAAGAGATAGAAGTTATAAAAATAGTACTTAATTCTCCACAAGACGAGGGTCAATTAATACATAATAGTTATAAATGGGCTCTTGGATCGTACTCTAGTGCTTATAATACTGATTTTATATCATTAGAAGAAGACGGAGTGTCGTTATATCAAGCAAATTCTGGACCAGCATCAAGTGGTGCGTTACCAGCGTTTGGAAGTACTGTAACTATGAACTCTAATAAACTAAGTGGTGATACATATGTTTTTGATGAGTTATCAAATAACTTTAAATATTTAGTATCAGATACTTTATATACAGATATTGGAGTATTGTCTACATTATTAAATACAGCTACTCCTATATTGAATCCAAATACTGGAGTGTATTCATCATCATTTACTTATACCAACCCTACGTTTAAAAGATATTTATATTTGGTATGGGATTACAGAAAAACATACGAAATATTACTATGTTTTGACGAAACTAGTCCAGAGATTGCTTGTGATTGTTCTGCTCCTTTTGTGTGTGTCGAATATCAAGCAATAAATAATCTATTAACTACTGCAGAAATAGCATACATAAACTGTAGTGGAATAAGAGATACAATAGTAGTTCCAGCAGAAACTTCGGTTTTATTTTGTGGATACGAAATAGTAACTAATTTTGACGATATAACAATCATAGAAGAAGGTCCTTGCGCTGTATAAAATAATATATAAATTAAAATAAAATATGCCAGTTAGTACAATATATTATATAAATTCAAGTTCATTTAGCACAGCAACAGCTGTATATATGGATGTAAACCTATCTATTATTGCGCCAGACGGGTACTATTCGTTTGATGGTGTTTATAGACTGCAATCGTTAGGAGTACTATTGGAAGAGATAACATGTGGAATATATCCTCCTCCTCCTCCTGTAATAGACTGTGTTAGTTATACAGTAGCTACCGCTTCATCATCTGGACAAAATTATTCATACATAGACTGCTTTGATGTTCTTGTAGAAGATACAATAGGAGGAGTTGGAGGTTATGATGCAAGCACATTTTGTGCAAGACCAGACAGTGTTATACTAACTGGTTCAGAGCTTACGTTAACAATTAATGGAACATGTACATAAATGGAATATACACTATCATTTAGCGAAGCATCAAAAGGATGGACATCATTTTTCTCTTTTAAACCAGAGGTAATGATTGGCATGAACTCTTATTTCTATACATTTAAGGATGGTAACTTATATCGTCATAATGTAAATGAAAATAGAAACGAATTTTATGGACAACAATATAATTCAAAGGTCACGTCTGTGTTTAATGCTGAGTCTTCAACCGTTAAAAACTTTAAGACAATATCATTAAATAGTGATGCTCCTTGGTACTGCACATTAACTACAGATATGGCAACTGGCTTTATAGACAGCAATTATTTTGTGTTAAAAGAAGGAGACTACTTTGCGTATATAAGACGAAATGCCGATTCTGTTGATTTGAATTTACGTTCTGCTCAAGGACTTGGAAAGCCTTCTGTAATTATCGCTACATTACCTGCAGCGGTTAGGGTTACGTTTGGATATACTATTACAAGTATAGTTAGTGTTGGAGATATAGCTTATAGGAATGATAATGGAAACTTACAAAAACTAGGGAAAATAGTAGACACATCGTATGTTCCTATAGTTGGTCCTATACCAGTTGGAACTAACGGAATAAACACTATAACAATCGATACAACCGTTACTGACGGACACATTCCTTTAGTTACTGATTTTATATTATTTATAAAAAATAGCATTGCTGAATCATATGGAGCATTAGGTTACTATATGCAGTTTGAAATAGAGAACAATAGTACGTCACGTGTTGAGTTATTTAGTGTAGGATCTAATCTATTTAAAAGTTATCCTTAAATTTACTATCTTTGCATAATGCATCTGTGTAGATTAGAACATAAAGAAGATTATTACAGAACACTGTGCGAATGGTGGTATAAATGGAATTTTCCAATCATTGCATACACATCTATTCCAGATAGAATATTCGTGGTTAGTAAAGAAGGAGTTGACTTATATGCAATTCCAGTATATATTGGAGATTCTGATCTTTGTTGGATTGGATTTATAACAGGTAACAAAGACGGCGCTAAGGAATTACGAAAAGGAGCATTAAGTTTATTGATTAATTATGTCGAGATTGAAATGAAAAAAAACGGATGTAGATTAATAATGACAGTTAGTGGAACTCCTATATTAAAGAAAACATTTTCAGATAATAATTATTTATTATCATCAGAAGGAATTAACGAATATATTAAATTATTATAATATGGGAGCAGGAGCAGCAAGTGCAGCAACAACAGCAACACCTTGGGTAACCGCTGGATTAGGTGCTGTAAATATAGGAATGAGTTTGGTTGAAGCTAGTAAGCAAAAAGATTTACAGCGTTCAGCTCAAAGAGCTGCTGAACAAGCGTCAGCTGAACAAAAAAGAATACAAAGTCAAAATTTCTTTGAAGCGTTACAAGTACCTACAGAGGCTTACGAAAGAGAGTTTAGAGAAGGAACGGCGCAACAGATGCAGGCTGTTTCAGCACTACAAGAAGCAGATCCTAGAATGTTAGCGGCTGGTATTGGCAAGGTACAGGCTGTTGCTAGTGAGCAAGCTGCAAAAACAAGAGAAGATTTAGCGGCTGAATTATTTGATTTAGAAAAACTACAAGCTATTGAGCAAGGTCAAACCGCTGATCAAATGGCTGCTATTTATGGACAGGAACTTACTGGAGCTCAACGAGCTGAGGCTATTGCTGAGAATACTAGAATGGCTCAATTGCAGAATGCTTTAGGTGCTGGAGCTGGTATTTTAACTGGGCTTACAGGAAATATTCCTGAATATTCTAATGTTAGTAATAATCCCACAGGAAATGGCTCTGGAATGAATCTTGTAAATAAAGAAGCTCAGTCTCCAATAAGCCAAAGATTTATTCAAAATCAATCACCATATTCATACGGACAGCCTAGTCCTTACAATCCATTTCCAGCAGGGTTGCAATTTCTTAACAAATAACACATTATGCCAGAATATAGAGGATATGTTGACCCAAGTACAGTAGGAACTAATCCAACATTAGATTGGAATAAGGTAATAACTGGTGTTCAAAAAACAATAACAGACCAAGAAGCAACTAGAGAAGCAACTCGTCAAAAGATGGAGACTGAAACTAATCAGCTTTCAAATGAGATGAGTAAGATATCAACTGGACAAAGTCAAAGCGCTAATGAGTTTATATTGAACGCAAGTTACCAGTCTAAAAAAATATTGAATGAAGCATATAAAATGTATACTTCTGGTCAAATAAGTAAAGAAAGATTAAATGTTATAAAAGGAAATATGTCTAGCATGTTTTCCGATGTAAACGAATCAACTAAGACATTACAAGCAGATTACGCAAAGTATATAGAAATGTCTCAAAAAGGAGAATTATCTGCATTCGCTGATTTAATGCAAGAAACAAAAGGTGACGCTATGAATCTTAGCAATAAGTCAATGTATATAGATCCGTCTACTGGTAGAGGATATTTAACCACTACATTACCAGACGGATCAATAGATAAACAAAACTTACAAGACCCTTCTTGGTTAAAAACAAATCCAACATTTTTTGATCCCAAAGTAAAAGTTGAAGAAGAAATTAATTCTTATTCTAAAGATATTAAAGGTTTTACAAAAGTAATGGGAAGACCGCCGTCTGGTGGTATATGGACAGTAGATGATGCAGTTTCTAGACCAGGATTTGAACAACTAGCTACTAAAATATCAAACGCTATTGCTTCTAATTCATATAGACAAGCTAGCATTTTAACTGATACTATTGGAGGTTATGGATATGGAGAGACTGCTGAAGATGGGAAAAAAATAGAGACTAAATGGAATCTTAGTACAGGTAGAAAAGAACCTGTTATTACTCCAAAAATGAAAGAAGATGTAGACAAGGCTGTTAGACAATTTTTAGTTTCTCAAATAAATTACGAACAAAAACAAGTAGAGGGGACTAGAGTATTTGCTCCTAGAGAAGAAAAACCAACTCCTGTTATTCCTACTACTCAAGATATAAAATATAGTTCTTCTACAGAGAAAGCAGGTAAAAAAACTTCTAGATCTGGATTTACAATGGATATTCCAGTTATCGATAAATCAACAGGTGCTGCGCAAAATCTTAAGACTATTTATTTAGATCCAGAAAGTAAGGAACTACAAATAGTTATAGAAGAAAAAAATGTAGTTGATGGAGTTACCACTGTATCTGATAATACATATTCTAATAAAATTAGAAAAAGTAAAGAAGGAAAATCAATAAATCCTGATATATCTAAAATAGATTTGATAGCTAGAAATATATATGATCCTGTTAGAAAAAGATATTTAAAAGGGTATAAAGAACTTTATGATTATTTAGAGCCACAGGCACAATCTAAATGGGAAACTATTCAAAGACAAGGACTTAATGCTCCTGCAAAAACTCAAACAACATCAAGTGGAATTAAATATACAGTAGAATAATTATGCCAAAAAAAGTAAAAGCAAACGGTAAAACATTTACATTTGATGATAATGTAACTAACGAGCAAATAAGTATTGCAATAGACGAATACTTTGGAAGCGTAAAAAAAAAAGAAGTTTCCGAGCCTACTGTTCAAAAAAAGCAGTCGGTATCTCCTACAAAAACTCAAGTTACTCCTACTTTATCGGATACAGGTCAAGTTCCAACGCAACAGGCTTTGGATGGTTTAGGTGGACAGCCTAAAATGCGTACTCTTGGTGTTGATATAACGCCAGAAGAGGCATTAAAACCATCTTTTGCGGCTCAAATTCCAACTGCTCCAGTAGATAAATTTGTGGAAAAAGCAAATAAAATAGAGTACGCAAAAGAACTAGTATCTACCAATAATACACAAGAATTAAAAAGACTTCAAAATGAAGGAGAATTACCTCCAGACTCTGAGCTTATAGCGAAAGGAGTTATGCAAGCTCCTAAAATAAAAGCAGGACCAAGAGAAACTTTATCTTTCGAAGATTATGTATATAAAGCAGAAGATGTTTTAAAAGGAGGTCCAGTAGGAGAAAGACAAGTAGAGAGAATAACTTCAAAAGCACCTAAAGACTTAGCTGACTACAAAGCAGAAGTAGTAAAGGCTACTGACTTAAACATAAAAAACCCATATTTATTTTACTCAAAAGATACTGATGATTCTTTAGTTGATCAGATTTATGGAGAAAATAACTTATTATCCATTGGGGTAAATCCAAAAGACTTTGATGGTTTTTTAAATAAGAAAGGATATAAATCTGATTATTTGAAAAAAAGAGAATTAGGCGTGTTTGAAGAAACAGGTGCTAATCCATATAAACTACAAGTAGCTGTTGAGTTAGAGAAAAAAAGAATGTTAGATTTATATCTAAATGACATTATATCTAGAGACTTAAAAAGAAAAGAATATAATAAAGAAATATCAGAAATAAAAGAAATAGATCCTATTACATATAAAATAAACGAAGAAGAATTAAAGCAAACATTTGATAAGGATCAGTACCTTAATTATATAGATACAAGCATGCCTACTTTATCTAAAAAACTAAAAGAATCTGATGATAGAAATAAACAAAAACTTCAAGACATTTATGATGGAAAAACTGAAGGATGGAGTGGATTAGGTTATGGAATAAAGGAAACAGCTGGAAATACTTGGAATGGATTTGTAGATAGAATAAACCAATTAGCTACTACAGTTAGTGGAGAAAAAGGAGCAGAACAATTAAGACAAACTCAAGCTCAAAGAGAATTAGAAAGAACAGATACAAGAGGAGTTGGTTATGTTGGCGGTAAATCTGTGGATTTTTTAGGAAACGAATATTTGGTTGACGATACTGGAAATATCTATGATAAAAAATTAAAAATAAGAATAACTGATACTTTTGACCAAGAATCAGCTAATAAATTAAGAGAAC